TGCTGTCTCCGCATAGTAGTCTGTGTTCTCCTATTTCGAATAAGTCGCCTATTACTATGTCCGTGTTTATTTCGTCTGGTATATCGTAGTTATCTTCTTCGGCTTCTAAAACTTCGACGCTTACATCCAACGGCAAATCCAAGCCCCAATCTTCCAACTTGTCAGTGTCCCATTCGTTGGCTAATATATCCCAGTCCCATTCTCCGAAGCCTAGATTGTCTTTGACTATGAATTCGTCTTTTTGTTCTTCGGTTAAGTCTTTCGCCTGTACAATAAAAACTTCTTTCAGCCCTGCTTCAATGCATGCCTTGTGTCGCATGTTTCCCCCTAGTATTATATTGTTTTCATCTACAACGATTGGCCGTAGTTCTAACATTTGCGGGAACTCCTTAATTGAGTTGACTAACTTTTTAAACTTGTCGTCTTTAATTAAGCGCGGGTTTCTTGGGTTCGTCTTTATGCTGTTAATCTTAACCTTCGCTACCTGCATTTTCTGTTTCTTCTGGTGTGTATTCGTTGTAGATAATTCTCAACTTTCCTACTAAATCACGCAGGCAACTTGAGCAACTTGAAAAAGTTAAACGCTGGCTTAGCACTCGGTTGTTTATTGCTATTAAACTTATTTGCTCATCGCTTGTTAAGGTCTCCGTGTTTTGCTTAAAATAAACGTCCAGCGTATTAAACTCATCCTCAGTTAAACACAAAGGTTTTGCGTATGGGAATAGTTTATTTAGTTTTTCTTTGCGTTCGTCGCATCCGCAATCCTCGCCTGCAATAAATTTAACAACCTTATCTATTCCTGTTGCTTTTGTAATCTTTGCGATCGTATCGCCTAATCCTTTACTTTCGTTTTTCATTTTGTTTTTTTTATTAGTTCGTAATCTTTATTTATGAAGTCTTCGTAGTCTTCCCCTACATTTTTTTTAATTCGTTTTTTGCAAGTTTTAACCGTGTTAAAAATACTCGTTACGCTTATGTTTGTTTCTGCGCTTATTTGTCTTAAACTTTTATCCGTGTTTTTGTAAAGTTCGAATAGTTGCTTATCGTACCAATGCCAACTATTACACTCACTATCTATCTTATTTAACAGGTCGTTGTATGCTTCGTTTTCTGCGTTGTTATTTTCATCTGGTAAATTGTGCGCTTCGTCTAATGATATAAATTTAATTTTGTTCTTTTTGTTCACGTGCTGGAGAAAAGTATTTTTTAAAGCCAGCCACATATATCCTTTGCTTATGTTTCCGTCTTTGAACATTTTTTCTTCGCTGCTCCACTTCATAAGCATAATATAAGTTTCTTGGACTATGTCTTCGGCAAAGAAATACTCGCCGAAAGTGTTAACCATTTTAACCCATTCGTTGTGATGTTTTGCAACTTTTGTTAACCATTCCAATTTTTCATTGTTTAGATATTAAGCAAATGTATGATTAATTTTTCAACAATTAACAAACGAAGTTATCAACAATAAATTGTTTGTAATGCAAAAAAGCGCAAACTATCAAGTCTGCGCCTACGTTTTTTGTATTTTGTCTGTCTGTTTTACATATTTTTTAGCCCCTTTGTATCCCACGACTGCATTGAAGAACGCAGATCTCTTAAAAAAGGTATAACCTGTTCATAGAAAAACAAAAGCCGTTACATCGCATTAAAAGCGGTTTAAATCGAATTTTGGGTTTTCTGGGTTTAGTGTTCAAAGGTTGTTATTTATTTATGTAATAATCTATTTTCTTAAGTGTAGAAAGGGATACGTCCTTGCCTTGCAGAAAGTTTATAAGTTGAAAAAAATGGAATTTATTTCCTTCCCCCTGTATTTCTTTTACAACTTGATTTCGTTTTTTAAACGCCAGAAGTTTATGTACTTCCCTGCGTAATTGTTCGTCTTGTATATGCATCTTAAAAAGGTAGATCATCGTTTGCATCTAAATTAACATAACTTGGTTGTTTTAAAGTTCCGTTAATTTGTGGCTCATCTGTTTTAATATACGGCTCACTAAAACTTGCGCTAAAAAATTTAACTCCCTTTGCGGAAGTCTTAAGCCATAGGGCTACTTCCATGTCCTTGCCGTTAACTAGAACCTTGCCTTTGTAGTCTGGGTGGTTCTCCGCTTTTTTGTTGTCGTTCTTAAAAATTGCACCTGTGTTGTTTCTTGTTTCCATTTTGTTTATTTATTTAGATTGTTTGTATTCGTGTTTAAGTCGCTCCAAGTATAAAACGAAGTCCATCGCTTCTTCCTGTGCGTGTGTGAGCCATTCTAGTGTTGTTAAATCGGTTCTTTCTAACGTGGTCTTGTACTTCTTCATTCCTGCGTCTGATCGTTCCTTAAATCGCGCCATAACGCTTAAAACGTTTTTGTCTTGTATTTGTATGTTCATAGGTCTATTATTTTTGTATAAAAAGCATTTGTGTATTTCATTAACTTGCACTTCCATTTGCTTACTTCATTATAATTTACAAATCTAAATTCTGCGGTGTTGTCATTTAAAATGTAAACGAACCAGTATAAATCTATTTTGTTTAATCCTTTGTTGTGTGCTTCCTCATTCACTAGTAATGTTTCGTATTCCGATTTCCTGCTTGTCTTTACGTCTATTCGTTTTTCTTTAATAATTAAGTCTGGGTTTTTGCTTGGTTTGTAATCTAGCAATTGAGCAGCAGTAAACTCATAATTTTTTTGTGTTAAATATTCCATTGCGATCAACTCTCCTAAAATGCCCAGCGTGTCGACGTGTTGGTTTTTTTCCCCTCTATCGTATCTGGGGGCTTTTATTGTTAGTTCTTTGTTTACTACCGTGCGGGCTAATCCGATTTGTTCTGCAATTATCCAAAATGATTTAGGAAAGTTGAAAGTAACCATAAATTAAAATTTGCCCCTTCCTGTGAATACTTGGCATTTTAAAACTTCTTTGTTTATGAAAGTGAAGTATTGCCATAGTTTTTTAATTCGTGTTTTCATAGTTTTTCTATTTCGTGTTTTATGTCTAATAAATACTTGTGCGCTAGACTTCCTTCGTTAATGTACAAAGCGTTTCTAAAATCTAGCATTTCATCAACGGCTATTAATGCAGATTGCTTTGATAACTCATTCCAATATTTTAAAACATCAGTGCCTAACTCATCATTAAACTTTTCTGCTTTTTCGCTTGTTTGTTTATCAGTCCATTCTATTGATTCGGCTAATTTATAATACTTATCTATTAACTCCTGTGCTTTTTCTTTTGCGCTCATATCAGCCATCTGAAAAAATTAATTATTCCTACTATTGCAAATCCATAAAGCAAAAGTGCGATTATTCCTGCGATCGTTTTTTCTTTCATATTTTTATATTATTGTCATTAATAAATTGTTGTAATTTTTCCCTTACTTCAAACATTGCTTCGTTGCCGTTGTATTTGTATTCGCTCCTTAGCCATCGGTCAAACTCAACTAATGCTAAATAATAATTTAATCCGTTGTTTGCGAAGTCGTACTCGTCTTTGTCTTCGGGCAGGTTAAACTCAAGTATTGCTTTCATATCGTTTCTATTAATTGGTTAAAATAAATTCTCCCTTCCTCAACTTTTTTTTGTATCTCCCATATAACCGTTTCGTCTCTTTCAATTTTAAAAACTTTCACTTTTGTTGCATCTGGTAAGTGATCAAAGTTATGCTTTTTTTCTACGTATTCTCGCAGTTCTGCGTCTTCGTCAATTTTAAAATGTTTCCAGTGCTCCCTGCGTATTTCGTCTTCGACTATTTCTAGCGGGGTGTTTACTAAACAATAACAAAGCAAGGCTTCGGTCTTTCCTGTTAGCCACATGTAACCCTGCAATTGGTAGTAATAATCTTTTGTTGGTATTTCGTCTTCAAAAAACGGGAAGGTGTGCGCTTCGTAACTGCATTTTATATCTAGTAAGATTTCATTCGTGTTTACGTCTGGTGTTCCTGTTATCCATTCGTTATTAAAGTGTTCCTCGTTCTTAAAAATAAAACTTAATGCTAGAACATTATTAACTAGACTTATTGCTTCGTCTTCGCACTGTAATCCTTTGTCTGTGTACCTGCTAGAAAATTCTTTTTTAATGCCGTACTTGTGTTCCAGCACTAGTTCCTGTATGTAACTCTTTGCTGTTTTGCTTAATGTTTCGGTTTTGGTGCGTGGAGCGGTCATTAACCGCCCCAGTGCTGAGCATCGTATTTTCATTAGTATTTAAGGCTTATTTTGTTTCTGCTCTTGTAGTTATAGATGTCTTCGATTAAAGTTCTGTATTGCTCCCTGTTGGCGCAGTCAACTAGTGCGGTTGGTTGAACTCTTACTTTATGCATAAACTCGTTAAAATCAAATAATTTATTTCTAAATAAAACCGTCATTGTTCCGACAAAATTTGATCTATTATAGCCAGAATAATAAGGCTTAATCATTCGTATTTTGTTTGCCCACTCTTGTGCGATTTCTAAATCTTTGCATTTCCATTCGCCATTTTCAAATGGTTTTTTACCGTTGTTTGTGGTTCCTGCGTTTACAGAATTATTGGAGCATAAAGCAATACAATCATTTAATCCGAAATCATCATTTTTTTCTGCAAATGTTTTAATCATTATATAATCTTTAATTTTTAGATTTGCGTATCCTTCCATGAAATCTTTTCTACTCCAATTTTTTTGGTTAAGGTTTAAAGTGTGAACTTCAGAAAGCGAGTAGCCCTTTATAATTATATAATAAATAAATGATTCGGATTCTTTAGCGGCCATTAATCGGTGCTGGCCGTCTATAACTTCCATTTGTTCGTTTACTAGAATAGGGTTGCATTTCATTCCATAAATATTAATGCTTTCCGCAAGTCTTTTAACGTGTTGTAAATTTGGAACTCGGTTCCCGTCAATTTGTTTAAAGATTGACAGGTTACTTGTTTGATAAACTTTGTTCACTTCTGTGTTGTTTTGCACTTGGCTACTATTATTCGCCATTGGTGCTGTGGTCATGTTAAACATTTTATATTTGTTTTATTGGTTACTAATTAATAATAAACTTTTGCTTTGTAATTCCGTTAAACTAAATTTTGTTGTTAGTTCTTCGGTTGTATATTCGCCTTTGCTTATTGCGTCTATTGCTTTTTGAAAACGTGCGTTGTCTATGGCCTGTTTTTTTGGTTCTGGCTTTACCTGTTCCCCGCCTGCGTCTGTATCTTTGTCTGTTACTAATCCAAGCATTGAACTTAAAGCGTAACGTCTTAAGTAAGTTATTGCGCTCCCTAAAACTTGAAACTCATTCATGCCTTTTAAAATTACTCCCTGCGGGATGTCTATTTTGCTCTCTATACTTTCTGCGCTTTCAACGTGAAATAAACAGGTTGCTATTTGCGTTCCGTTAATTAATTGAGTAAATCCTAGCCCGTGTTTTTTTAGTAGCGGGTTGATCACTTCAAAAATTTTCGGAAGGTCTGCGTAGGTGTATCCGTAGCCTTGCGTTGCTTTGTGGATCACTGGTACTTCTTGTTGAAATTCTGCTAATGCTTTAAATAAATTTTTCATAGTTTTTGTTTTTTAAATTAGTTAAAATTTCGCGTTTTTAACAAGTCGCGCTACTTGTGTTTTGATTTATTATGTTTAAATATTTGCCTTGCTTATCTACATGCACGTGAAAAATATCTTTTTCGTTATCGCGACAAAGTACGCTCATTGTTCCGTCTGAATAAAAACCGTAGTCTATTACATTTATGCAAAAATCGTTTTTTAATCTTTCAATTTTTTTTAGTTGTTCAGTTGTTGCTTTCATAGTTTTTGTTTTTTTGTTCGTTAATAATTCTATACAAATATAAAGTTTATTTATACATAAAACTAATTAAATTAAAAAAAGTTATACACAATTAAAATTTAATTACTTTAATTTTTGTTTATATGTTTCGATTATTTCTTTTAGTTCGTCTTTGCTCCATTTTTTAACTTCGTGCGCTTTCGCCTGTAGTTCCATTAATCTTTGGGATCCTATTCGTTCTTTTATGCCTATCTGGTAGTTTAACAAGTTTCCGCTTAGATAAGTGTTGCAGGCTTCGCATTGAAGGTGTACGTTGTCTTCGTTAAATCTTACGTTTGAATGTCCGCCTTGCGAGTAATAATGGCCTGCGTTTTCTTTTTTGCACGGCTTGCTGCACGAAATGCAATTTAAGCCTGCGTCTCGGTGCCTAATAAATTTATTAAATACCTGCTGGGCTATTTTTAAATAATCGTTTGCGGTTTTTAAGTCTTCGACTAATTTCTTTTTTTTCTTGTTCCATTCCTTTAGTTTCTGTATCTGGATCATTTCTTTTATGCATTCGTTTTTTAAACAAAACTTTTGAAGTGTGTTAAAAGGCAAAAATTCATCCTTGCAGTTAAAACATTTTTTTGTTCTGGCTTTCAAAGTTCCGCGTTGTTAAATTCTATTATTTTTTTTAAGTCTTTTACTTCCTGTTTCAACTCTAAATTTAAATGTTGTAAATCGAAATTTATTTGTCTGGTTGATCTAAATTCTTTTTCTAAAGTTTGATAAACTAATATTGCTTTTTTTATTTCGTGCATGGTTTGCTCCATTGAACTTATCAAATCAGTTCGGTGTGGGTTCTTTGCTTTTATTTCGTCAATGCTTACCTGTAATTTTATGCAGGTGTGGTTTAAGTTTATTCTGCTGCTCAGTAGTTCTAGTTCCATTTTAAAAAGGGTTTAAGTTGATTTTGTTTGTTGGCCTAAATTCTGATATTACGTCTTTGCCGTAAACTTTAAATCCTAGTCCGTAGTTGTATTCTAAATAAACGGGATCGTTTAATCCTGTATGCTTTCCGCCAGTGTCTATGTCTTTTATTTTTTCAGTTGAAACCCAAGTAACAAATTTCATAACTTCGTGTTTAATTAGTCGGTGCACTACGATCATATCGTCGCACCTGTTTGTGAAAGCCTTGCCGCCTTCGACGTGGTCTTTTAACGGTGCTTTTAAATGTCCTTTGAAATCTCCTTCTGCGTAAATATTCGAGTTCCTTCCGCTTTCGGTGTTTGGGTGCGTATTAATATAAATCGTCATTCCTGTTTTGTTTACAAATTGTCGCGCTGCGTTCATAAATTGGTAGTTCCCTTCGTATGTCATATTTCGGTCAAGGCCTGTAAATGGATCAATAAGCGCAACGTCCGCTTCGCTCTCTTGGAAGATTTTAAATAGTTCCTCGTGTTTGTACAGGCGATCGTTTTTTACAAATGTAAAGTATTGCTCTAAATATGCGCTGTAATTTCTTATTTCATCGTGGGTTAATTGTTTGAAATTAATTCCTGCGTACATCTGGATCAAGTCCCGTAAAATTTGCCCGTGCTGGTTCTCCCCGCTCCAAATGATAAACTTCAATTTGTGCTTTAGCGCAAGTGCTAAAAAATACCAATTAATAAAATATGTTTTTCCTACGTTGTCATGGCCTAAAATTATATTTACTTGCTTGCGTTTAAATTTAATAAATTCGTCTAGTCCATTTCCAAGTTCCAGCCCGTGTTTTATTTTGCCGTCTCGGTAGTTTAACAGGTATTCTAAAGCGGAGCCGTTATTTAATGTATCCATGTTTTCTTGCTTTTATTTCCTCTGGTGATATTCCTTCGGCTGTTGGTTCGTTTTTCTGTAGCCATTTGGAAGCCGTTAAATATAAACTTTTATATTTAGTATTGCCCTTGTAGTTTTCTATGTCGTTTAAAACGCTGTCGATTTGTTCCTGTGTGTTTTTCTCTAATAACTTTTTTATTTCATCATTTGAAATTGATAAATGCGCAAAGCGTCTATATATATTTATTACACTATCACTAACACTAACACTAACAGCCATTTTTGCTATCGGTTTTATGCGTTTGCTATCGTTTGCCATAGTTTGCCATCTTTTTGTTGCTCCTGCCTTCCCTGCTTCGCTTCGCTTTTGTATTTTGTCGTCCCATTTAATCAAGTCGCGCTTTAAACTTTGTTTGATTGGTTCGAATGCTATTTCAGTTAATAAGTCTTCGCATTCTGGGTTTAAATCGTTAACGTATTTTAAAATGTGTTTAAACAATCTCCCTGCTTGTTCGTCGGTTAGTTTTTCTACTGTATGCAAAACATCGCAATAAAGTAAAAATGATTTTTTGTCGTCGGCCATTAGTAAAAGTTGTTTTTGATTCGTTGTTGAACTTTGCGCAGGTCGGTTAAATTTTTGGCTTCTTTTATTTCCTTCCGCAGATCTAGTTCTGGGAGTTCTAAACTCAAAAGCAATTTGTAGTATTCGATGTCATGTTGAAATATTTTGTCTTTTGTCTCTACTAAATTTTTGTAAGTATTTAGTCCGTGTAAAACTGTAGCGTGGTTTAAATTAAATAAATCTCCTATTCCTTTGAGTGTGTATCCGTCCTCGCGTAGTTTTCTAAATAAATAAATTCTGCGGTGTATTATTTCCCGCTTGCGGTTTTTGTTTCCTAGTTGATCCTGTTCTATAATTTTTTTTATTAGTTCTATCATTGTTCTGTGGTTTTAAATGTTTTGTTGTAAAATTCTATATTTGTAACGTATGGGTTGTTCATTTCTGCTTCTGCTCCTTTTATATAAAAATAACATAATTGCTCTTTTTCCATTTTTAAATATTTGTGAAAGTGGTTAATAAATTCCTTGCCTTCGGTTGTGTAAACATTAAATAAATTCGGGTGCAGTTTTTCTAAATCGCTAAATACTTCCTGTAGTGCTGTTTTCATTTTTCTATTTGTTTAATTTCAATTATAATATCGTCGTTTTTCTGGATCAAGTTTTTAACGTGCTGGGGATCGTATGCTTCGACTATTCGTGTTTCGAGTTTCATTGGTGCTCCAACGTATGCCCAAGTTTTAAAAGTTGCTTTGTATCGTTTCATAGTTTTTTGTTTTTGGTTTTCGTTTTTTTTTATTCTGCATATTTCTAAATAAAGGTAAAGGTCAAATGATCCGCGCCATTGTCGCTGCCACCAATCCATCTGGTCGTATATTGTTCCTGCTTTCATAGTTCGTGGTAAAAAGTATAGTTTGCGTCGTCGTTGTTTG